CGCCGTGGGGCTGAGCGTACTCCTCTGCGGAGCCCACTTCTTTGCCCATTTTTTTGTGGGAAAAATTAGCCATTATTTGCTCCCGCCTTTTTGGTTGTGAGCACGTGCCAGATTACGACCAACAGAACGCATGGCTTGACCGGTCACACCACCTTTTTTCAAAGTGATCTTTGTGCCTTTGCCGCCTTTGTGCTCTTGCTTGTCGTGCTCTTTGAACGCCTTTTTAATCAAAGCAACGTCCTGCTTTTTGTCTTTGGCTTCTTCCTTGCGCTCTTCAGCTTTGGATTCGCCCATCATTTTCTTAGCCATTTTCTACTCCTACGTAGTAACTATCGACACTGTACCAACACTTGTCACTGTTGCCAAGTAATTTGGCGTCAGCCTCGTATCAAATAGCTGGGCTCCGCCGATCGGATTCCAGCCCCATTGAATATCTCTTGAACCGCCAGAAGGAAAGCCCAGCGGATCCAAACCAGAAGCCACATAGCTACGGTCAGGACGTGGATTACGCAAACCCTGCGGATCATCCACAGGAAACTCGCCCAAGTGCAGCTGCGGTTGATCTGGATCCCAACAGGTTGGGCACACCAGCAACTCGTAGTTCTTGCCCTTGATAACCTCACGACGCAAGACTTTTAGCGGGTAGCGAAAATCACACCGATCGCATTCGGAGATCGCATTCTTACCGGATGCGAACCTATTTCCCATTAGTAGCTACTTCCAATGTATTGCTGTCGGGGCACAAACCGAACCGCAGCTTTTTCGCGGTCTTCATCTGCAGCCAGCTGCCATGCTTCGTCATACTGCTCTTTTAATAGGGGCAGTCGCATTTGTACGTCGGGCGAAGGAGGAAGCTTAATTGCTAAATAGTAAGCCAACCCTGCAATCATCGCAGGGAGGAACCGGAACGGAATGTCCATGACGTTCACACCGTTACCAGCGTCTTGAGTACGACGCAGTCGGACATAGGCCAACGTGTAGGTTTGCGATCCATCGGGGATCGGCCACACGGTAACAGAGGGAAGGTATTGGATACTTACTGGGGTTGCCACTGCGTGAGCAGCTGCAGCTGTATTGTTCTGGCCACGGGCGCAAGTGTTGATTGTGTTGCCCGAGATGTACTGATAGAAAATGGTTTCACTGCCGATCTGCACAAAGCCATAGGCAGGTAGGCCCACAGTCGAGGTCAACGTAATGGTTGTGTCAGTAGCTGACGCTGCACTTGCAACAGTGATCGTAGTCGGGCTTTGCTGGGCATCTTGGCGATTCACCAAAATTTGAATAGGCCGAGCTTGCTGCAGTTTGTTGGGCAGGGTTTGGTACGTGCTGATACTGATACGAGTGATCGTCAAGTCAGCTTGGTTTGCTGTGCTGTTGGCCTGAGTACGAATAACGTGCTCAAGTAAATCCACCGTATCTGAGGGGATGGCATAGGTCGACTGACCTTGAACCAGCGTAATCGTTTGCTGATCCATCGTCCACATATTAATACCACGGTTTGCCCATTCAGCAAACATGATGTTGAGCGAACGGCGAGCCGTGCGCAAGTCATAACCACTGCGTAGCTCAGAACCCGCACGCTCAAACGCCTCCTCGACAATCTCAGTCAAAGGAGGGTTATAAACTGCACCGCCGGATGTGGTTATGTTTGCCATATTTAATTAACGAATCCCTCAGAGGTATAGCCACTTATGCCCGTGCCAAGAGAATTGGAGTCAGGCTGTTGATATACCGGACCCAGACCATTTGGCCCGCTACCTTGACCCATAACAGTGCTTTGTCCAATAGGCCCATGAAACGTTTCATGCTGAAATAGTGGCGGCTGTTGTTGCCCACCAAAGTTAGCGGCTCTTGCACCAAGCAGTCCCAAGGCAATTGAGTTTTGTGGTGTTTGGATAAGGGTGGGGTCTTGCTGGGTTGCAGGTAAAGTCATCGCTCCCGGCATTACTTGGTCTTGTAATGTTGGTTGTTGTGGCTGTTGTGGACCTAAGCCCACATTGTAATTTTGGTCAGGATGATATTGTTCGCCATCCCCGGGGCCATAGCCACGAAAAACCGGATTTTGTTGTTGTTGACCCAACAAGCCAGCTAATCCCATGCTGCCTTGGCCCATGCCGTATCCTTGTTGCTGTTGCATCCAAGGAGGAGGACCGCCGTAGCCGCCCATACCACGACCGCCGAAGCCACCACCGTAGCCTCCGCCAAAACCACCGCCAAAACCACCGCCGTAGCCGCCACCGTAACCCATCGGGCCTTGCTGCATCCAAGGGGGAGGACCTCCGTAGCCGCCACCAAAGCCGCCACCATAACCCATACCACCACCGTAGCCCATAGGTCCTTGTTGCTGCTGCATCCAAGGGGGAGGACCACCATAACTCATAGGGCCACCATAGCCTTGTTGGGGGCCGTTGAAGCCGCCTTGATAGCCACCGCCTTGACCCCAAGGGTTGTAGCCACCACCCATGCCGCCGCCCATATTACCCATGCCGCCGCCAAAACCTTGTTGCGACAGGTAGGGATTACCCTGAGAGGGGGCTTGTTGAGGTTGTTGGGGTTGTGGGGGCCCGACAGAATTATTTTGGGATATAGCTTGACTCTGCCCCATATTTTGGTTGGAGTTACCCCCAAAGCCTCCGCCGAAGCCACCCATGCCACCACCGTAGCCGCCGAAGCCGCCACCACCGTTGAAACCGCCCATCATTTCCGCAGCCCCTTAAGAGTTTCAGCTAGACGAGCACGTTGACCGATCTTGCCGGGTTTTTTAGCGGCAGCAGCCAGCTTCTTGGCAGGAATAGTTTTGCCTTCTTTGACGCCAAGTTCTTTGCGCAAAGCACCGGGTTTCTTTACTGCCTTTTGAATCCATTTTTCGGCCATTATCTGTACCTCGCTGTCTTTTGTGCAATCTTCTTGGGTTGGGCTACAAACTGTTTACCTGCTGCTTTACCGGCTCGTTTGGCTTTGGTAGTAGCTGCGTATTCAGAAGAACTAAGAGATTTTATAGCTTTTTCTGGCAGGTATCGCTCACCCGTCTTACTTGACGGCTTGCCAGACTTGGTGCGCCATTTCTGGTCACCCCAGTCTTTGAGCGATTGCTGCGGGGCTTTCAATCTCTGTACCCTCCACCGGAAGCTTTGTACTTCTTGGCTACAAGCTGTGCTTTGCGGGCCGACCATTGACCTGCGCCAGTGCCTTGAGTAGCTGCTGCTTTAACTTGCGCCACAATCTTCTTGCGCAGACCGGGCTTGGTGTAGTTACCGGCGGCGTTTACTTTGCCGCCTTCAGCGTACTGAGTGAAGTCAGTATCATCACGGCGAGCCTTAGTTTTAGCTTTGGGCATCTTAGAGGGGGCGATAGCCCCCATACCACGGCTTGCCATCATAATTCACCTCAGCAGTATTTGCCTTTGGTAAAGCCCTTAGTAGCAATACCATCAGCACGTTTAGAAGCAGAAGACTTGGTCATACCGCCAGAAGCATAGTTCTTCTTGGGGTTGCTAGGAGTCTTGACAGCTTTGTTGTAAGCGTTCGTAGCCTTTTGGCGATCCTTCATTTCCTTCACATCTGCAGGAGACATGTCGTCAGATTGACCTTTGGGCTGAGCAAATGCGCCATCATCCTCAACGTCACCGCCGTCGTCGTAGCGCTTAACCTTACCGCCCTTTTTCATTCCGGGAGGAGCGCCAGCGCCGGGGGGAGGACCACCAGCACCGGGAGGGGGCATAGCGCCAGCGCCGGGAGGAGGAGCCATAGGAGGTGCACCAGCGCCAGCAGGGGGCATAGCACCAGCGCCAGCGCCACGCTGCATAGCAGCTTTAGTCAACGCAGAACGCTCGGCCAAAGCACCGAGCATAGCAGCCTTAGCCGCAACCTTTTTTGTAGCTGGTGAAACCATGATAGCTCCTTATTTCTTAGCCATGCCACCGCCGCACATAGCCATCACATGTTCGTGATGCAGCTTGTGACCAGCAGCGTGTTCTTTGTAGTGGTGGTGATGGTGTTTGTGACCGTCGCCGCCGTAGTGTTTTTCAACATGATGCACGTTGTGGTGGTGCTTAGGAGTTTCTTCCTTCATGTTTTTCATATCTTCGTGTTTCATGATTAGCTCCTTATTTGGTTTTGCCGCCGCGCTTCATGCCGGTTGTGCTACCAGCCATCTTGGGTTCCATTGCGCGGGTACGCCCACGCTCTTGGACGCTGTGTTCGCCATGAGCGCGTTTACCACTTTCGGTAACTTTGCCCATTTTGGAAGTTGTCATACCCTTGCTTTGATCCTTGGTTTCCATACCAATGGTATCGCCGCCCATAGCCATAGCCAAATGATGATGAGCCATCATCATGTGGTGCTTAGGAGTTAATTTCGCTGCCATATCGCCACCTCTTGAGAATTTACGGCCCTTATCAGCCGAGTTAAAGTCTTTTCCCACAGACTGTGGGATACCCACCTTTTTGGCAAAAGCAGCGTTATGTGCTACTGCCGCCAT